AAATCTATTTTAAATCAGTGATTGATACTATCAAAATTGTATTAGATAACGATAAAGTTAAAGCTATTATTATAGATGAAGCAGATAAATACGAAGGTAAAGAATTTGATGTTTTCGGAGCGCACGTTACAATGACAAAAAAAACTGCTTACGATTACAGTACTGACCAAAAATGGAATGACATTAATAATCAAAAAAAAGTATGGGAAAAATTTTTAAAGACTATTCCGGAGGGGTGTGAAATAGTTGACAAAGAATCTGGAGAGTTGACAAGTGGAATATCTTCAGATGTTACAAGATATCTTAAGATTGAATTCAAATAAGACTGACAAAACAGAAAAGGGGGCGATAATGACATTTTATGAATGGTTAAATAATGATTCTTTAGAATCAAAATGTTGTAATAATTATTTAAATAAATCTAAGAATAAAGATGAAATATATGGAATTACAAACTTTGCTTATAATGGAGGCATAAAAACAGGTGAACAACAAACAATTATTAAAGTAATTAAAATCTTACAAAATATGTTATGAAAGGGGGTGATAAAATAATAAGCGGAATGTATTAAATCACTATCGGGGAAAGGTTGACGGTCAAGGCAGCAAATGTATATATAAGGAAATAGTTACTTGGCCGTCAACCTCAAAAAAAGAAATTAGAGGAGAATTAAAATGAATTGTAATATTCAAAAATACGTATTTCCTGTAGGAGAATACGGGAATGTGGTAGGACAGTTAAAAAGGGAAATGCTCACTGAAACTAAAGAACCTGGTTATAGAGATTATGAAATGTCAATATTGGACACTTACTATGATAATGAATCAATTTATATCCCTGCTCAAAGCATTACTATATATGGCAAGGATAAAATAATAGCTATATATAATGCTATTGGTGAATTTTTGAAAAGCGAGGAAGAAAAAGATTAATTATACAGAGGACAAATAATTATGTTAAAAATAGAAAATGTAACACAAATAACATATACAAAATTTGGTAATAATAAAGGAATGTACTTAGATATTAAGGATGTATTTGGAAAAAATTTCACAATAACTATTCAAGTTAATAAAACTAAAGATATTAATGATATAATACCAGAGGAAAAAGTTATAAAATGGACTTCATCAAATTAAGGAGAAATAAAAATGAAACCACCTATTTGTGTTAATTGTAACAGAGAATATACACCACATAAAAACGGCACCCTTGTAATTGAATACGCAGAATTTGGTGCATATAAAATATGGAGCGCGGATATGTGGATGTGTCCAGAATGTGACCATAAAGTTATTGTGGGATTTGGCGCTCTTGCTATATCAGAACATTACGAGAAAGGATTTAAGAAATTATTAGATAAAATTAAAGAAGATGCTGTAAAATCATTTTATAAAGAATCTATTAAATCAAAATATTTGTGAGGAGAAATAAAATAAGTGAAATAATCCATACATTTTTATTTCATTGTCAAGACAGTATATTAGATATTGATGATAGAGAACGTTACAAAAAAGTACTTCAAAAATTTAATGGTAAAGATGGCTTTATTACAATTGAACCTATTTATAAACAGAGAACTATACCAGAAAATAGATACTTTTTTGGTGTAGTGATACCAACATTAATAAATGAAACCGAAATGTTTGGGGGTTGGGATAAGATAGAAGTTTACAGATGGTTAGAATGGAAATTTTTAAATGACAACCCACTTCAGAGAGGATGGGTACTCATAAAGAAACTAAGTACAAAAGACTTTGAAAAGTTAATGACCAGAATAAGGGATTGGGCTTCGATGGATTTGGGTGCTTATATACCAGAGCCTAATGAAGTTGAATTATTTGGAGAAATTATATTGTGACTTATAATGAATTTAAGAAAAAATATTTCCCAAAGGATTACGAGAAACAAAAAATTAAAGATATGACAGCTACCGAAGTAGGAAAGTATTTTGCGAGGAAAGTTTTAGAGAATTATGTATCTGGAAAAGATGAATGCTCCACAGGACACTGAAGCGACTATATGTATCACGTGCGCTGCATATAGTGAGAGTCCGACTCTTTAAACAGGGTCATTCATCTTTTCCAATAAATAAAGGATTAATACAATGAATAACAAACAATCTATACCGCCTTCAAGGTTTGTTAAATATCCTTGGAGTTCAATATTGCAAAAAGCAGAATACGAAGTCATAGCACAAAATATTATGAAAATACTAAAAAGAACCGGCGATAAATTTCGTAGATTGACTTGGATAGAATATAAAGCCGAAAGATTAAAGGATGGGAATTTTTCAGACACAGAACGTGTATTTTTTAATGAAGTAATCAATTATTGTAAAGATGCTGAAAGTGCTCAAATGTTCAGCAAGGAATGGGTTATATAAATATGAAAAGCCTAAAAACACAATGCGATGAACTCTGGCGAGATATAATAATAATGAAGGCAGGTTTCAAATCAGAATTATCTGGACTTCCCGGAAAAAAATTAGATATGGATAGAGGTCATGTTTTACAAGCACACCATATAGCAAGGAAACCCAACTATAGACTACGCTATGAACTTGAAAATGGTATTTGTGTGACAAGATCAGAACATCAACGTTTTAGAGGTAGAGATGCGGAAATTTTTAGACATAGAGTTATGGAATTACGAGGCCATGATATATATGATAGATTATATGTATTGCGATGGCAAAATAGCGAGCCATTACCAACGATACAATTGTATCTTGAACAAGAACTTAGAAAATTAAAGGAGCTGCAATGCTTGAAATTAAAAATACAAGGAAAAATGATTTAGATTTTACAGATGAAAAATTAACAGAAATGTTTACATGGCCGCATTTTCATGGATTTACTGCCGCTAAATGTAGTAAATGTAAATCAACTGCCAATGTTAAAATATTCCATGGATGGATTTGTATGTGTGGACATTATAATGCATTATTACTGGATTATCATCAAATACCATACGATAACCCTGATTATGGCCCAACTAAAAAAAGAATTCAAGAGGCAATTGATAAATCAAGAGAAAATAAATGATTGAATTCCTTAAACAAATAAACAAAGACCTAAGAATAGTACATGGCATAGTATCAAAGAAAAAAGATACTGATTCAATGCAATGGATATTCAGCATAAAAGAACGGCTCAAAGATAAAATAAAGGAATTAGAGAATGAAGATTAATACTGATATTAAAGTTTTATGTGTAATTTGCAATATCAATAAAGTTGAACCAGAAGTTGATGGCTGCAAAATTAAAAATCCACCAATTTGTCCAGAATGTCTCGCTAATGATGATTATGGTGATTTAGAAAGAATATTAAATAAGGAATTAGAGAATGAAGGAGATTAATTGAAAAAACGATATCCTTCATTCCCGTTATATCCAAAAGATTTTATTTCATCGTTGGATGTACAAGCAATGACAATTGAGGAAATAGGAGGATATTGTTTATTACTTTTTAATAGTTGGATTCAAAAAAGACAATGTTATTTGCCAGACGATGATGAAGATTTAAGGATTTTATGCAAAATGAATGAAGAGCAATGGGAAAAACACCGTGATAAAATATTAAAAAAATTTAAAAAAAATGGTAAATTTATTTTCAATAAACGATTACGTTTTGAATTAAAAATAAAACGAGAATTTAGCAAAAAAAAATCAGAGAGTGGAAAGCAAGGTGGAAGACCATCGGAAACAAACACTTACAGAAAAAGCGAAAACAAAGCGAAATAAAGCACAGCTTTTTTTTGCTTTCATTTTAGAAAAGCGAAAAAAAGCTTGTCATTGTCATTGTCATGTTAAAAGATACAATATTTTAAAACGATAAAGATGTTTTAAAATATTGATAGCGAGCTATCGAATTATGAGAAACGACAAAAAACAGAAAGAACAAATTGAAATCGTAGAAATTCTTAATAGTATCTATGGGTTTAAGTGGTTTGTCGTCGCGGGCCGGTTGCTGAAAATATTTGAATGTCAAATAATAGTCAAGTCTTTAGAAAGTATATCAGAAAATTGCAAACAAACAATAATCCAAATTATGAAAGAAGATCAAATTAATAGAATTTATCCATACTTAACGAAAGTAATAAGAAATAATTCACCTAAAATTTACGAACAATTTGCATATAAACAGCAGATAAAGTTGAATGAAGATTTAAAAAATCTTGAAAGGGAAATTAGAGAATATGCAGAGCTTAAAAAATGTTTTTGAAGAAATTAAGACAGGTATTAAAAAACCGGAAATTGATGATTGGCGGGAAAAGTCAAGAAAACGATATAATAAATTAGTCATAAAATTGAATAACGCCGAGGGGAATGATAGAAAAGATATAATGCAAGAGTTAGATATTATCAAAAATAAACTTGAAACTATAAAAGAATAGGAGGGACTTAAAATGAAAAAGCAATTCTTATAAGAACAGGCCGTAACTGGGAATTATTTGTATTTGATAATGCTGTTTTTATTAAAAATAAGAACACAGGAATCATTTATGCGTTTAATGAAAGTTATGTGATTGTAGAAATATTGGGATTAAACATAGATGATAGTCGAAAATTAAATATAGATGAAAATGAAATTAAAAATCATAAATTTCTTAAAAGAATTAAAAAAAGAAGAAGATGAATTAAGATGAACACCCAAAACAAAAATCTTGGTAATGCTTTGGCAATAATGAATATAGAATTACCTCCAGGATGGAGTATATTGAAAGGATGGGATTATATTTGTAGAGTTTGTCATGAAATATGTCGATATGACAAAGATGCAATAGTGTCACCACGCAACGCATATTATCATCCGAGATGCGTAAAAAAAAGCCCATCCTATCAAAGAGATTTGAGAAGGATGATAATATCAAAACAATTAGGATTTTAAAAAAAAGCCCTTGGAGAATGGAGGGAATCATCACGATGAATATAGATTTAAATAAAATTAAAAGAAAAGTAAATTGTCCGACACTACTTGATAGAATAGAATTAGAAATGGAAAATCTAACATATCAAAAAGACGAATTAAACGATTTTGTTTTATCAATTGAAATTGAAAATAATACAATCAACAACAAAGATATTGAAAGAATTATGAAAAGACAGAAAAAGATTAGAGAGGAAGTATATGAGAGCTAATTATAAAGGAATAAGCTTAGGAAGACTAAAATTCGAGTTAAATGCAAATGAATTATTACTTGATTATTATCTATTTAAAAATGATGATTATAAAGATGAATGTCCTTATTTTTGTATATCGCTTGATAATTGCGATTATTGTTCATGGGTAATTTTTACAGGCGAGGATTGTATAGCAAAATTTTCAGTACATAATTTGTTTGACTTAAGGAGCTCTAGGGAGACTGAATTTATAGAATTACGTATATCGATGTTGCGAGATTGGATTCAAAAACTAAAAAGGGTTATAAGATATAGAGAAAGGAAAAATGGAAACAGCAAAAATATATGGAGTTGGCAAAAGTTGATAATTGATGAAAAAATAATATATGTTTTTCCGTCAAGTCGAGTTCCAAGACATATTCAGAAATTAACACATTTAAAGGGAGTGGAATTAAAAGACGGAACAAAGGAAGAAAGGAAACCTTTTTTAATATTAGAAAAAACAAGGAAGGAGTAAATCATGAACTTTTGGAAACAATGGATAGTCAATATCTTAAATGATATTATTTCGCATTGGGTGACCACAGGATGTATCATAACTTTAATAATCATTGTAATTTCAGCGCTTACAAAAAATTGGAAAATTGCAGCTATATATGCATTGATTATATTTATTGTTGTTGTAGTTTTATTCATAAAAGGGGTAATTAAAAATTTTACAATTGGCTAACAGATGAAGATAAGCAGAAAAACACGGCAAGCTAAAGCTGGAAAACAACTCGCAGAGGCAATAATAGAAACAGTGCATTCATTTTATCTTAATGACAATGCACTTCAATATTTGCAATTGCTAATAGAGACACTTGAAATTGAATTTAAAAGAAGAAAGGGGGAAACATGAAATTAAAATATAGATTTATGGAAGGAATCAATTATTATTTCACGGATGAAAAAGGAAAATGGTATTGTAGAAGTCGTGGAAATTGGTATAGAGATACTCAAAGAGGAAAATGCATTTTAGATAAACGGTTACTCAAAGAACTTGAAAGACAATACGAATATTGGAGAGCAGAAGAAAAACTAAAAATAAAAAAGGATTGAAAGTGAAATTAAAACATAAGTTTCTTAAAATAGTTTATAATATGTTTGGTATGCGCACATGGTGCTATGTAATGGAGCCACATTGTTATAAAATTATATGCGATAAATGTGGAGGTTCAAATATTACGTGGTCGACAAAAAAAAGAAAGATTTATTGCCATAACTGCAAAAAGGATACAAAAGGTATTGATGGAATTTTTAATGGGCCGATACCGGTGGGTTTAATTAAAAATTTAGGACTAAGCTTAGATCGAATAGACTTGATAACAGGGGAAATAATTAAAGATGTAAATAAATGATAGATCGGATATCACTAAATAAAGAAGTGAGGACAAAATGAAAAAGCTATTATTGTTAACAATATTGATATTTGCTTGTGGGACGCAAACACAAATCGTCGAGAATATAGATTCTTTAAAACAAGAAATATATTATGTTATAACGTGGGACAAATCACCAAGTACAGATGTAGAAAGGTATAGAATTTATCATGGACAGAAATTAGATACTTGTGTGATATCAGTGAATGATACAAGTATTCAAATTCCATTAGAGAGAATAACTAATAGATTCTATTTTCTTGTGTCAGCGATAGACAGTGCAGGCAATGAAAGTATTAAGGTGATGGCTGAGGAGAAAGATGATTCAGAAAATAGATAAAATTATTGTAAATTTTTCGGATGCTGAACACGGCAAACAACTGAGTTGTTTAAGCACTAAACATAGAAAAAATGTCATGAAAATCACGGGGAGATATATTGATCCGGATAAAATAGCAGAGGAACAAAAATATAAATTCAGAAAATATTATGATAGGTTACAAAGATGGGAAAAACATGATTACAGCAATTGGGCTGGATCGGGATGGTGGAGATAAAAATCAAAACAAATAAAAAAAGAATATTGTGCATATGAGGTTATTTAGTGGCAATATACAAACCAAAAGGCAGAGCAGCAGAATACTGTGAAATAGCAGTCAATCCCTATCAAGGCTGTTCACACGGATGTATCTATTGTTATGTACCCAGAATGCCAGGGCGAAATAGAGAAAACTTTCACAAAAAAGATATTCCGAAAAAATATATATTACAAGCGATAGAAACTGATTTAGAAAGAGGTAATTACGAAGGTAAGCACATACTGTTATGTTTTACGTGCGATCCCTATCAGAAAAGCGAATTAGGATTTCAAGTAACAAGGGAAACGCTGAAGCTGTTTAAGAGATTTGGAGTAATCCCTGTTATTTTGACAAAGGGAGGTATCGCATTAAGAGACATAGACTTGTTGAAAAGAGCAAAAGCGTGGTATGGAGCCACGCTTACCATAGATAATGAAGCAGACAGTTTAAGGTGGGAGCCTCGTGCAGCATTACCAGAAATAAGAATAAATAATCTTATAGCAATGCATGAATATGGTATTAAGACATGGGTAAGTTTAGAGCCTGTAATTTATCCTGCTCAAACTCTTGAATTGATTGATCGAACACATAAATTTATTGATATGTATAAAGTCGGCAAAATGAACCACCACAGAATTAATCCTACACCTGATTGGGGTAAATTTGCAAGAGAGGTTGTCAAGAAATTAAAATTTTATAATAAACAATATTATATAAAAAAGGATTTGGGGAAATATTTAGTAAAATGATAGCAATAATATTGATAATATGCTTTGGAACACTAATAGCAAATTTATTTATTCTCTGGATAAATATAAAATTGTATACAGAATATTTTAAAGAAAAAGTTATGGCGGCTCGTTTGAAAAATGACAAAACCTGAACTATTAGAAATATTAATAAATCATTACAAAGTAAATGGCCGCTGGATGGATACAATAGACATACCTCCCGCAGCAGTAAAAGATTATTTCAAAAATATAGATGAAGCCAATAAAGCAGCTAAAAGATTATTGATATATAGAAACAAAAACAGAACACCTTGCAGCATTGAACTTATTTCATTTAAAGACGGCGGGATGACAAAATGTTATCATCAAACCCAATGCTGCATGGAAAGTGGGTGTAAGATTGTGGTACAGAGAAAGAGTAAGTTTAATTTATCAGTATTAAAGACAGGGAGATAAAATGACATGCTTGGATCATAAAAAATGTAAATGTAACTGTCCTAATGATTGTGAACATGATTTCAGCAGAAAAATACATGAACTGAAAAATGATAAAATAATAAGTAGTTATTAAATTTGTAAAAAATGTGGAATGTCAAATATTACTCATGATTTATTGATATTGCCATGAAGTATTACTCAATAAAAGACTGGATAAAGGCAGATGGAATTAATATAAAGGGGGTCAAAATGATTTGGCGAAAACTATTTAAAAGAGGCCAAGAAACCTCTGAAGAGACCGCTAAGATAGTAGTAGAGTCGGGAGAACATCAAAGACAATTAGACATAGTTTTCAGAGCTCTGAAGAAATGCAAGCAAGAAGTTACGCTTTAGAATTGTCTTTAATCTCAGGGATTGACCGATACATGATATCGAGGCGGTTACCGGATTTGTACGATGTGGATATAGTAGAAAAAACAGAAAAACGAAAATGTTTAATTTGTAAAAGAATGTGTTTTAGTTGGAGGGTGAAATGACAGTAAAAGAAATAGTAGAAGCATATATCAAAGAAAATGGCTACGGTCTTTATAACAAAGAGTGTGATTGTGAATGTCAATTACCATACATTATGAAAGTATGTATTCATGATTGCAGAGAATGCGAAGCGAAAAGATTTGAAAGTGTAGTATGAAAAAAACAGGAATAATAATATCATCAATCAAATAGTTGGTTATTATCTAGGTAAAAATAAATTAAAAATAAAGAAAGAAAATTATGAAAAAGAACATTAGTCGTGTTCAACTAGATATGTCTGAAGAAGCGTTGACTTTTCTTAAAAACTTAAAAGAAAAGACAGAAAGTGCCTCTCGCGCGGAAGTTATCAAAAACGCTATAATTTATTACGATATGTTAGTTGAACATGCATTAAATAAAGATGATATACTTATTCGCACCAAAGATGGTAATGAAACTAAATTAGCTTTACCATTGATGGTACGAAAGTAAATTTTCTAATGAAAAAAACAGGTATAATAGCAACAACGATACTGTACTTGGTAATAACGATATTAGTTATAATTGAATATGGTTTAATGGAAGGGCTTATAACGTTCAGTGTCTTTGCGATATTGATGTTTTTAGCTATAATATGTACAAAATATGAGGAGAAAAATGGAAAAGAAATTAAATGATTGGCTGAAGACAAAAGGAAGGGGGAATATAATAATTGTATTGGAGGCTAATGCATTAATTAAGCGAATAGATCAGAAAAATTCAAAATTCTGTTGCGACAAATTTAATGAAGCTGGAAAAGAAAAGGAAATAATTTTAAATCATAAAAATAAGAAATTTTATAAAGTTGAATGTTGGGCTACAATGGATTATTGCATAAATAATTCGGAGATAGATAAAAATTCTTTTTTAAGCTTTCCAATTTTAGGTGAGAAGATAAAAAAATGTCCTTACTGTAAAAAGAAATTAAGGATATCTTATTATGATCCGATAGAAAATAGGAGGTGGTAATGGAAAAGATAATTAAAGAACCTTTCAGAGAGTTTTACAGATGTAGCTGTGGAACGATAAAACCTAAAATATTAACGTGTGGAAAAGGATATTTAATGCAGCTCCCAATATTAGATTCAAGAGAATTAAAAGTATGTGGTGAATGTGGGGAGCTTTCAAAAAACTGGAAATTATTTGTCGGTCAATATGTCAAGTATTATGAGCAAACGAAGTTACTATTTTGGCATATCCCGAGATTGATAAACATTGATATAGTAGACAGAGATGGAACTATAATAAAATGGGGTATAAAGGAGTGAATATGTCTGAAAATGATAACGAAAAAACTAAACAAAGAAAGTTAACCAAAAAGGAAGAGCTTTTTATTTTGGCCTATACAGGTGAGGCTAAATTTAATGCAACCAAAGCAGCCAAGATAGCAGGTTATGGAGGAACTAAAGATTCTTTAAGAGTTATTGGGCACGAAAACTTAACAAAACTTAACATTTCAGAAAAAATAAAAAAACTAACAGAACAGCGGTTAAAAGATGCTGGTTATCAAGTAGGCCGAGTAACCAAAGAGATAATAGATAATGCTTTTGCAGACATAACAGACTTTATGGATAAAAAAGGCAAAATAGTAATTAAAAAAGGCGAGCAACCAACAGGAGCGATTAAAAAATTAAAATATAAGGATGGAGAGATAGTGGAAATAGATTTACAACCTAAATGTAATTTTATAGAAATGTTATCTAAATTATTGCAAATGGCAGCAGGAATAAATAAAGTAAGCCTTGTAGATGAAAAAGGCAAAGGTATACCAATAACGGAGATTACAGTTGTCAGAGAAGCCGAAACTGACAGAAATAACACCTGAAGGAAAATTAAGATTAAATTTTCATAAAGGTCAATTAAGGACGTGGGATTCAAAGAGACGTTTTATTTTTATGCTTGCGGGATCGCAGGGCGGAAAAACTGAGTTTGCTAATCACTGGATGTACAGAGAAATAAAAAATTGTGGAGATGGGGATTATATGGTTGTTTCGCCTTCGTATCCTTTGCAGCAAAAGAAAGTATTGCCAACTTATCTTGATATATTCGATATAACATTAAGATTGGGAGATTATAAAGTAAACGACAGAATATTCTATATGAAAAACAGAGGTTTTAACAGTAAAATATTTTTTGGAAGCGCAGACAATCCAGATTCACTTGAAAGCGCAACGGCAAAGGCGGCGCATTTAGATGAAGTAGGACAGAAAGGATTTAAATTAAATTCATGGGAGGCAGTATTAAGAAGAGTTGGATTTCACAGAGGTCGTATATTAGGAACTACAACGATTTATAATAGAGGATGGATGAAGGCGCAAATATATGATAAGTGGAGAGAAGGAAACAAAGATATTGATGTAATACAATTTCCGAGCATTTGGAATCCTGCATATCCAAAAGAATCATATCAGGATGCAATGGATACTTTACCGGCTTGGAAATTCAATATGTTCTATAAAGGTCAATACGATAAACCAGCCGGAATGATTTATGATGTATTTGATGAAGATGAATGCAAAAAAAAGTACATTGAACTTAAGCCAGAATGGCCTCGATATGTAGGTCATGATTTCGGGGGAGTGAATACAATAGCCTTATGGCTTGCTGAACATAAAGTCAATTCAGAAATAACGAGATATTATCTTTACAGGGAATATCACGAAGGCGGTAAATCAATCCGAGAACATGCAGAAAATTTCAAGAGGTTATCGCAAGGGGAAAATATAATTAAAGCTGTAGGAGGGTCTCCTTCGGAGGATCAATGGCGCAGGGATTTCACCGATTGCGGATGGCCTATACAAAAACCACCAATTAAAGATGTAGAAGTAGGAATAAACAGGGTTTATGCTTTACATAAAAAAAAGTCGATCTGGGTTTTAGAAGATTGTAAGGGATGGCTCGACGAAACAGGAAGCTATACAAGGGAACTGGATGACAATAACGAGCCAACGGAAAAAATTGAGGATAAGGAGTTATACCACATGATGGATGCAACAAGATATATTATTTCAGATATAGTTCGAGATACCGGAAAGGGAAGCACCAGAATAAGCGAACCCAGAGACATGGATGATCCTTTAGCTACGGGGTATGATTATGAAGTATAAGTATATCAAAGGTTATGAATATTTATTTTGTGAAGATTTTAAAAAGGCTGGTTATAATTTTGAATGTTGTGGAAGTTGTCATGATGAAGTAAATGAAGAACAAGGTTATTATTGTGAAAGGTGGCCAGAGAATAATTATAACAATGTAGAATCAAAGTTATTCGCATTGGTTTGTTGTAGATTTAATTTTAATTATAGCTTAACGCGAAATATGGCTGCAAGAGTAATAAAAGCAAAAAGAAAGCATGAAAGGGAAAATAAACCATAAGGAGAAAATCAAATGAGAAACATAATTAAATATTTGTTACTATCAATATTAATATTAGGCTGTGAAGTAGAACAAAATAATAGAATTAGAGCAAATATGAAAAATATATTTGACAAAGAACACAAACTAAGAAGATTAGTAAATAAAACAGAAAAGGAATCTCATTGGGATGCAGGATTTTTTATTCTCATAGGTGCTGGATCGGGGAGCTCAAAACAAAGAGAATGTGTATATTTTAGTTGGGAAGAAGATGATAGTTTATATGTAATATCAAGAATGGAAGTTACAAAAATAAGGGTGAAGATAGTAGACAATATTGATATACCTACGATAAAATTCAAATGGGACGGATTTATAGATGTTCCCGGTACTATGCTTAGCATATATAATGAAAATGAAATAAACAAAATAATACAGCACCATGTTCAATTTGCAACAATTAAATGTAAAGCTGAAGATTGGAAACTAAAAATAGAAATGCCTTTATAAGGAGGAGACATGGAAACATGGCATCCAGCAGATTGGATTAAATTAAGCAAGGATGAATTTAGAGAATTGATAGAGCCATTAAATTATACAAGAACCGGTTATTCTGATGGAATAGAATATACCTTAGTCGGATATAATAAACGTTTTGCAGTTCACTATGATAGGAAAGAACCAAACGAATATTATGTTGATCCTTATATGTTGGAGGAGCTATGACTAAAAATAATTATGAGGATATTTGGTATTTAATAATTCCACTTATATACTTTTTTACAATGATAATACTTTGGATAATGAAACATTTAAAAATTGGAATATTTAAAATGTAGGAGGAAACACTATGTATACAAAATTAAATCCAACTAAAGAAGAAGAAGTTAGAGATAGAATATTTGAATTATTGAAATTTGGTAATATTTTAAATATACCTTATGATTTAATAGAATTAGAAATATGGAAAGATATACCAACACAAAAGTTTATAGCGCATGTTATGACACAATTGGTATCAACTGAAACAGATTATTATGAACATCCTGAAACCTGGAAAGACATGCTGAAGGAATACATAATAGAAAATCCAAATGAGAATAAAATATTTAATTCATTGCCAAGATGGATAAGAAAAAGGTTAAAAGTTAATTATAAAAGAGTTCCGATATCATACAATGTATGCCCACACATAAATTGGAAAAAAGATATATCTAAGCATTTATATTTTTTAGAATATGAATGAGGAGCTATCATGTTACAAACAACTAAATTACGGCACGAGATACTTAAAAATAGATTAGAGCAGATAATAAATGATATGGATAGCAAAGGGATAAAAGATTATGTTAACCGAGCATGTGAAATATTACATCAAGAAACAGGATTTTCAAAAAGGACTTTAAGGAATATTAATTATGAGGTGTAAGTAAATAAGGAGAAACCATGAAAGAAAGAGAAGAAATAATAATAAAATTAAAAAGTAAATTTACAAAATTCAAGCCAGATAATAAAAATTATATAATAAAAGACATGGGGGAGAATGTAAAGATAATAATCGAAGATGAAGATAAAAAGAAAAGTATCACAATACCATTTGACATATTACGTGACTATGTTATAATTAAACTATATGAGAAAATAACGTTTAAGAGTAAGGAGGGATCATGAAATTAGCAATAATAGAAATAACAGATGATACAATAGTTGAAATACTTAAAGGATTCCAAAAAAGTGATAAAACGAAATATTTCCAAATAACCAAAGATGGAATACCTGAAGATGCAGAAATAATTCATATATTCAATGATAAAGGTATAATTAAAGTATTGTTAAAAAGTGAAAGTTTTTCTGATATTGAAATTCCTAATATAGCACCTATGGCAAAAGCCATTTATTTTGATAATCTTGCTATACCCAAATAAGGAGAAACCATGAAAGAAAAAAAACAGAAAATTATGCATATTGAAACTTTAGATTTTTCAAAGTTAGAGTCAATAAAATTATCAGATGTAACGACAGAAGTCTTAAAAGAACAAATAATTAAAAATAATAATAAAATACAAAACATAGAATTTGTATTAGGCATTAACATAACAAGTATAAAATTGACATTGAAAGAATAGTATATTCTGCTATACCTAAATAGAGTATACTATATTGACAAATGTCTAAAATTAACCTAAATTAATATAAGATGTTAAGCAGAAAGTCATTCTTTCCCTTGACCATAAGCTCGGGGAATGGAAACATACTTACCATCGGGGGTAAGGGAACCCCAAAAGAAGATCAAAAGCCTACAAAACCACAAGCACGGGAAGGCTATGAGGATCCGTTTTTTTCTGCATTTAATGCCTACCAACCCTTAAAACACAATTTAGATTTATTTGCAAATATCAGAGAGGGAATACCGATTGCAGATGTAGCGATGTTAAAAATTGCAAAATTGGTCGGTGAAATATATTTTAAAGCCGAAGATAAAACAGTACAAACATTCCTTGATGATTTTAAAAAGAAAATTCGTGTAAATTGGTTCGGTCAAGGTTTAATGAATTGGATATCAGAAATGATAGATAGTGCCTTAGAGACAGGTATGGGTTGGGGTGAAGCGGTTCCCTATAGAGCGCTAAATGGAATCCACAGACTGAAAACATGCAGAGCGAAAGATTTTAAGTTTGTCAAAAAGGATGATGGAACTCTAACAGCCGCTTGTTACAAAGAAAACAGTTTCCAGCCGATACCGATAGAGAACATGGATTTAATTTATTACTTAGCCTTCGACCAGAGACAAGGCCATCCGCAAGGTTATTCCCTTTTATATTCGTGTGTTTATTTAGCACAGGTATTTATTCGTACGATGAAATCATTTGAGAATCAGGTAATGAGATTCGGGAATATATCATTATTAGGAATTTTTGAAGGTGGGGAAACGCAGGGCGCCACCGAAGTAAATAATACAAGAGAAAGTTTTCTCACGCAATGTGAAAATATATTTCAATTAAAAAAACGAGGCCAAACAGCGGATATCGGTATATCAATACCACATGGCGGAAAAGGAAAAGTAAATACCTTAGGAGCCGATGCAAAATTATCAAGTACTAAAGATGAAATAAGAACTTGCCTTGAACAATTAATAGCTAAGTTTAGTTTAACTCCATACTCTTTAGGTCTTTCTTGGTCTGTTTCAGAACGGATGTCTCAGATGCAGGCCGATATGATGCAAGCCGATACCAAAAAAAGGCGAATGAAATTAGAGCCTATAATAGAAAGAGTTGTAAGTCTTGCTTTAGCTCTGGAAGGTTATGCAGGCGCAAAATGGGAAAAGGAATGGAGTGATCCTTTATTACTTGACGAAAGCGAACAGGCCAAAGCAAAACTCTATAATGCCCAAGCATTAGCAAAGAATCTTGAAAGTTTGGCATTTCTTTTGGAATGGGAATTAACAGACGAACAGTTTGTCGAAGATTACATTAACGATGAATTCCCAATGAAAAAATCAATAAAATTGGAGAAAGACTGGTGGCTGAAAGCAAAGAAAAAAAATTGGTTGAAGCAGACGGCGCAGGATTTGATGAAGGCGGCTTAAAAAGTTCATTCTTAGCATTGACTAAAATAGGGGCGGAAATATTGGAATGGAGAAGTAAATTTCAAGAGTTATTGTTTATGGATGAATATTTTAATTATATAGATAGAATAACACAAAAAGGAGATAAAGAAATGGAATTGACCGAAGGCGGCTTGAAAGAAAGCGCAGCAGAATTAAGATTGATATTAAAGACAATGATAAAAGAATTTATAATTGGCTTGACTTTGGATGATAAAGAATTATGTGATTGGTTTTATGGAAATAGGTTTATAGAATAAGAGGATAAAGAGAATTGACTGAAGAAAGATATTGTGAAGACTGTGATTTGGGAAGATGCATAATTGGAGCCGAGAAAATTTTAAAAGAGGTAAAAAATTTGAATGATTTTAAAATTGTAGTAGGATGCAGGAAAAGAGTATCCGATGAAATAATAAAATGTATAGACTGTGAATATGATCAAGAATGTGTTATACCAAAAAAGTTAATATGTTCTAAATTTAATATGGGTTGTAAACGTGGAAAGAAAAAAGCAGAATCAATGGTAAAATGTATTGATTGCGAATATAGAGTATCTTGCAGATTCTCAAAACAAGGGCATGGTTGTAATAATGGAGTAAAATCAAAACTAACCAGGGCAGAAGCCATAAAGCAATTAGATCATTTAATCAATCATGTAATAAATCAAAAATATACAACAACTGATGGCAAAAAATATAATATTTATAAAGACGAATTTGTTGAAATGATAGAATTTGTAAGGAATGAATTGGAAAATGAATAACGAACATGAAATATGTACATTATGCGAAATAGATAATGTAACAATAATTGAGGATTGCGGAACGTGTTTCGGATTTGGTCTGAAATGTTCTAAGCATAGAAAAGGGTATATACCCATCACAGAAAGTGAATGTATAGTTTGGAGAGGAGAGCATTATCTAGAATGTCCAGAATGTGGTGGGATACCGACGTTATTTTGAATATGTCGACCGGGAGATATGGGTTCGAATCCCATTCTAAGATGATGTCCTGCGGGTCATTTATTTTGGGTATTTTAATGGTTAGAATACTCGGTCTATTAATATAAGGAAAAGCGAGAAATGAAATCAATAGATTATGCAATTTTAGGTTTAGCGATAGGTACTTTGATAGGTATATTGAATATTGATATTACAATATCTTTGATTGTGATATTGGTAATTTGGTTATTATTGGGAGTGTGGATGTTCAAGGAGTTTATTAAAAAAAGTTATTGGATGTTCAAGCGTGCGGGTCGGGGGGTACGGTGAAAGTAAAAGTAAGGGATAAAATATACGATGGGGAAAAAGAGCCGATAATGGTAATATTAACTAAAAAAGATAAAAAAATAATAGCGGCCATGCATCAAGACTGTAATAGATATTGGGTATGTCCAGATAGCAAAGAATGGACTGATAATAATTATGAAAAAATAAATAAGTGGATTAATGAGGTATGATGGTATATTTTATATTTCCAGTTATATATATTATTTTTGGTATTTATTTGATAATTTTTGAATAAGGAGAATTAGAGAAATGACAGAAGTGAATGAGATGTTTACAATAAATATGGAATTAAGAGGATTAACATATCATATAGTTAGTGCTTTTGTAGATAGAATGGAAGAAATAAAAAAGTATGCAGAGGAAGTGATTACAGTATCAATGAATAAGTTAAGGAAAGAAGGATTACAGAAAAAAATAATTGAATCAGTTGAAAAAGTAATGACAGAAGCAATAGACAAGGGAATTGCAGAAGCGATAGAAGATTCAATAAATAAATATTTCAGCGAAGGCGAAGGTAAAGAATTTATTATAGATGCAATTCAAGAATATATTGACAAGAAAAAGAAATAAAAAAAATGGATGGGGGAATAAGAATGTTAAATTTAATGGTATGTATATCTCAATTAGTTGTATTAATTACTTTAATAATTATGGTTTCAAATATATTAAAGTATATGAAGCTAATCAAAAACATAAATAAAGAAACATATAGAAATAAATGTTTAATTTATGATATATTAAATATTATAAAAAAGGATGAAATAAATAATACAGATGCGACAGTCCTGATTATGAATACAAAAAACCAAGTTTACGGAAAAAGACAACAAAAAAATAAAGGAGTAAAAAGATGTTAGAATTAGGATGTGAGTACAAAGACAAAATAACAGGTTTCAGGGGGATTGCAACAGGATACGTGGAATACATATCGGGATGTAATCAAGCATTGCTTGCACCAAAAATTAAAGAAGACGGCGAATTTGTAAAATCGCACTGGCTCGACGAACAAAGATTACATAAGATAAAATCGAAAAAAATAAATCTGGAAAATGGAAAAAGCCCTGGTTTTGATAAGCAAGCTCCGGTGAGATGATAGAAGATATGAAATGCGATGAATGCAATGAAATAATGGAATGTGTCAGCGAGGGTACAACACTTTTGGGATTCCATTCACCTTTAGGACATGACCATGATGATAATTGCAAAAAAAGAGAATACCAATGTTTGAATGGACATACAAAAATAATATCAAAACGTAACAAATGCCCAGAATGTGGTTGGGTTGGCATAGAAAAATGTTGGTGTCACAAAGGATTAAAGGTAAATGAATGGCCTTAATATTATTGGTAATAATGATGACTAACTTTCTACAATACGCATCAATAAAAAAAGGACTAATAGTCCCAGAGAATGAAGCGTTCTGCGGTATAAAGATTGAAACACCCAATTATCACGAGATGGAACTTGCCACTCGTCAACATCGATGGAAAAGAATGCGAGACATCCAGAGAAATTTATTCCGAGCTTTCGTAGCAGAAATGCAAGAAGAAAGCAAAGATATATTGAGGATTTTACGCTTACCGAGCATGGATGATATCAGAGAGGCAGAATTACAAGATATACAACCAGAGGGTACTCAAAGGTTTCGCTATACCCTGAAAATGCATTATGAAATAGGGGAAGTCTTCAGAGAATGGCAAGAAGAACTATTGAGCGAAGACTTAGTTAAAGTTGCTCTTGAAGATGCAACCTATCCACATTATATGCTTGAAAGCTTCAGTTTAGGCTTAGACAAAACCGCAACAGACATATTAAGGGAACTTCCAGATTATATCAAACCGGAAGAAGTTGAAAGCAGATTAATTCAAGCAACACTAAGAAACGAATATTTAAGGGGAGCTATCCTGCAGGGGGGCGATCGAATAAAAACCGAGATCGGTATAAAATACATGAATGATGTAAGGGATGCACTAAAACGAATGGCAAGAGACGGCGAGCACCCCATGAAAGTGGGTCGTTATTTATGGCGTAGAATAATGGAAGGTAGGTCTTGGTACTGGAACAGACTTGCAAGAAGTGAGTCGGTGCTTGCGCTCAATGCCGCTTTCAATGCAAGCGTAAGACAATTCAAAGTCCCTTATGAATATTGGAGTGCAGCACCAACTGCCTGTCCTATATGCAGTTACTTTCACGGGAAACATTGGAGAGTAGGTGAGGGGCCGGAACCAGTAACTTCAACACACCCACATTGTCTTTGTGGGAAAAGAGTAAAGTATGTCATTAAGAGGGAAGTACTTCAGGACAGATGGGATAGACCGAGTCCTTATAGCTTGCCATATACACAAAGGGAAATAAGCTATCTTGAAAGCAGAGATGTTTTGAGGAGGGCGGCTTGATATTTGAATCAGATTTATATAAAAGCAATCAAGGGCATTGGATAAACTATACAGCAACATTATTATGTTTGTTAGATAAAGGAATAATCACCGAAGAAGAATATATGCAGAATCGAATTAAAGCAACTCATGTGTTAGATGAAGAAGTGACAAGATTGACAAATAAAAGAAACAAAGAGTTTGATGAAAAATATCCAAAAGCGAGAGAATTCTTAAAAATATTAGGTTTATATAATGATGGAATCTGAAATAAAAGACATAAAAGTAAGTCAAGATATTTTGGAAATAATAAAATTAAATAATAAACTATGGGAAATAGATAATATGATTTGGGAAGTTGAATCCCAAATATTAGTCGAAGATACGGATAAGATGATACTAAAATTATTAGAGTGAATAATGACGGAATCTGAAATAAAAATAAAGAAAATACTTATAACGGCATTAATAGATTTAAGCTTACTTGGATTCGATAATGATCCAGAAAAATGCTCAAATATATTAACAGAATTAGTTGATGAATATAAAAAGTTAATTATGAATGAATATGATAAATTTAATAAAGTTTTGGAATTAAATAGAAAAGAAATACTTGGAGATGATATCTAAGCCCATAACAGAAAACACAGAATACAAAGGAAACCGAAATACATTTCCTGAAACAAAAAGACCTGAGGGTGAACCGAAAGGAAAAGATATAGATACTTTATTATTGGGGATACTTAAAAATTATAAATTAAATGAAGATGCAGATTTTTGGCGAGAAAAATATATCAGTTTACTTGACATTTTAACACCAAAACAATTAGAGAAAGCATTGGGGAAATGACAGATAAAGAAATATTAGAAGATAACAATTTCTGGAAAAAAAGATATTTTGAATTACTTGATAGCTTTATACCAACACCGGGATTAATAGAAAAAGATATAGAATTTTGTGGTATATTAAAATTTATGGAGAAAACTATGCCAAAAAGAAAATGTGAATCACGTGGATGCTATGTAATGATGAGCATTTCAGTAGCAGACTACAAAAACAATACCGGCCCAAGACGATGCCCAGCACACACCAAGAGAGGCTATAAAAGTACAGTAGGCAAAGTTAAGGCCGCAGAGGAAAAAGAATTTCAGGATGACAAGATGGACGAAATCCTGAAAGTGCCTGATGATACAAAAAAAAAAGAAAAAGAAGAAGGGATTGAAGTGGTAGGAAGCGACACTGAATATAGAAGTTAAATGCACCCGCTGCGATATTGTGTTATTTCAATGTCTAAGGTCTTTTGATGGAATAATAAAAGGCCAGTGCGGGAGTTGTGGCGAGGAGAATCAATTCTACTTTACGACCGATGAAGAGAATGGGGAATTGAGTATAAATAATGTTATAATAACGAGAGAGTAAAGTGAGACTAACAAAGAAAAAAGTCGAAAAAAAAATAACAATAATAAGTAAAGATTTAAAAAAATATCGGCATAAAGGAATAGAAGTACTTGCTCAGAAAATGAATTCTATTTTTTTCAGATCTGAATGGTTAGTATTATATGGAAATGAAATATACATACTTTCCGATAAAGAATTTAAAGAAAGTTATGACTTGATAAAAGAAGATATCAAAGAAAAAATAATGTTAAAATAACGAGAGGGATAAAATGATAACACCAACAAGGAATTCAACCGACAGAAAAATTAGATACAACTAAACCACCGGAGGGCGGATCAGGGGTAAGTAAAAAATACAAATGGCCGATAACTATACATCACGGAAAAACAATAGATGAAGTTATGAAGGGATGCTAAAGAGAATAATGAATATCAATATTTTATTACTCATAGAAGATGTTTTATTTGGTCTTTTATTTTATTATTTAGGTTTTAGAAGATGCAAAAAAGAGATTGGTGAAAAGGAATACTAACGAGAATAAGGAAAAGCCATGATTGATAGTATGAAAGTAGTTAAAATAATAAGGGAAAAAGATCTAACTAAATTTTTGCCAATGGGAGGCCATTTTACTGTTATTGGAAGCTATGAAGATGGATTGGATATAGAGGCTGGTATGACTATTTGTTACGAACCGATAGATATAAAAAAGGGGAAATTAGTATTCCCCCCTCAACGGCAAATTGGAGAACTATAATAGTAAAGGAAAAACCATGATCGACAAAATGGAAAGAAAAGAGAAAGTGATATATAATTTATCGATGGGGTGTTCAATATTATGTTTATTATCTACGTTAATACGTATTAATATAAAGCATAAACAAAGTAAAGATATATCGGTTGAATTTGTCGGCGAAGAAATAGATCATTGTCAGGAAATGGTATTAGAGCCGGATTCAATGCCGACAATTGAATTGATTGCAAGCCCCGCTTCGGCTGGTGCTATATGGAGCTTTACAACAACTCAATCGACTGGTTATCGTGCAAATAATGGCGATGTATATAATCTTAACAGCCGGCGATATAGGCATGCTGATAGTGCCGATACAGAAGTAATAGGCATATTAAATAATGAAATAATTAAATTTAATAACAAATAAGGAGGAACCATGAAGAAAATAATTATTTTAGCGATACTAAGCATATTCATGTCTTGTCAAAAATCTGTCAAGACGGAAGATTTAACAGGAAGCTATTTAGCCGGATATATGAAAGCCATAAGTGATGTTGTTCAGGGAAAGATAAAACTGGATGATCCTAATGATATTGTTTTTATGGCACATTTAAGGGAAGATGAATATAGATTGTTAACAGAAAGGTGGAAGTGACCATGAAAAAGATAATATACTATTTTAAGCAATTATTTCCATTAACTTATATTTCAGAATATGGTATACTTGATGGGAATAAGAATGAAAAGAAATTAATGACCATTTGGAAAATGTGGTTTGGAATATGTTATAATATAAAAACTAAGGAGGTATCATGAAAACAATTATAGGAATATTAATTATATCATCTATGATAATGATGATAGCAATATCACAGCCCTGTTCTCCCCAGCAAGAACTTGAAGCCTTGCGCCAAGAGAACCAGACCCTAAAGCAGGAATTACAGAGATCAGATTTACTTATCGGCGAATACACACGCTACATAAAAAGGGTTGACCAGACTAACGCAGACATCCGAGCAAGACTGGATGTCTTCATCAATGATCTTAAAAAGATAAACTGCGAATGTTCAGAACTTGACAGTTTATTAGTAAGGTATAATATATCAGGGAATGAATGAAAAAAGCTAAGTTCGTAAAACTAAAAAAGGGAGTTAATCGATGTCCTGCTTGTGATAAGATATTATTAGTAGTTACCATGAATGGCATCGAGATCAATCATAAATGCAAGACTTCAGTAACATTACTAAATGATAAGGTATATGATAGCTCAAGGGCACAGACATTAACGGTAAAGCCGGAGTTTGAAAGTTATGTATAAAAATCGAAAAGTATTAAATAATGCTATATTATTTATATTTTTAATTGCAATATTGTGTCTATGTCAAAAGAGTGAAATAAGAATCACAAATGAAGATTTAAAATATGGCTATGAATGGGATATAATTTACCAAGATTCCACTGGGCATAATTATCAACGGCATGAAATTATTAGAATGTCGGAACCTAAAATAGTAAGTCAAGCAGCAATAGAAAGAATTGGAAAAATGATAAAATACGATAAAATGAAATGGATTGTTATTTTAAATATTACAGAAAATAAATAATAAATCGGGAGCATCGTCTTAACTGGCTAAGATCCTGGATTGTCGATCCAGTGATTACGGGTTCGAGTCCCGTTGTTCCCGCAGGAGAGGAGAAAAAGAATGAAAAGTAAAAAAGATAGAATAAGAGAGAAATTAGAAATTTGTACGAGGTTATTAAGAGATAGGTATCATAATAATGACGCTGCAAATCATTTAATAGATGTGATGCATCTAATAGATGATTGGAATGAAGAAAATCCCATTGATGGAGAATACAGATACATGATAGTCAATGGTAAACTTGAGTCGGCTGAAGGGAAAAAAGTATCTTATAATGAATATGGATTACCGATATATATAGATAATTATGGAATGGGATCATGTCATTTTTCATTGATAAAATATGAAACTGATTTAGAAGGAAGAGTAAAGTTAGACAATATTATCTGGGCTATTGGACAACTTAAAAATTCTAAAGCTGTCCAATATTATGAAGATATACGCAAGGAAGTAATTAATACAATCCTAACAGAAATAAGATGAAAAAGATTTGTAAAAATTGTAAGTATCAAGGACATTTACAATGTAATAGAGAATATTGTACATACGATGAATATCATTCATGTAAAAATGAATTTATAGATAATTTTGTAATTGGTGATACATGTCTTAGTTTTCATAAAGATTTCGGTTGCATATTCTGGGAAAAGAAATGAAAATAATCACTTTGATTAAAAAAAGTATTTTTATAAGAAATAAACCTGATCAGAAAATGAACATTGCACTTGCTTTGGCAAAAGCATATGAGAATAGTTTATCTTGTCAAAGATGTGGGGAAAGATATTTTATTAATATAGATGATTTCAAAAAATGTTGTGTATGTGGTGGAGGTGTAGAAAATATGAAATTATCGGATGGGTATTCAAGGAAAAAGAAATGACAAACAAAAAACTAAAAGAAATTCTAAGTAAATATTCTGATGATTTGGAAGTAATAATTTCAGCAGATAATGGATATATAGCAGATTCACCATATAGATTTATAACTTATAAAAATTGTATAATAATAGATATTGGTGGTGGGGATGAAGAAGATTGCAAGAAAACAGCTTATGCGAGACATTATGGTTTAATTCATGATGATTTCTATGATTAATAATGTTAGCTTGTTAGATATGGGTTCGAATCCCATCCCAGGAGGGGCATTAAATTGCTCCTCGTGGGTAGCTTAACCGGACAGAGTATCATTCAAAGCGAACAAGCTAACATATAAGTTCATTTAAAACTTAGAGCGCTTCAAGCGCCGATTAACAGAGCTTCACTGAAAGCCGTTTTTGATCCTACGGGATTGAAAGCGGCTTTTTTTATTGTAGGAAATAGTAGCGGCCATGTGGCGGCTGGATTTACGGGATGGTATGAATGAGGCTTATAAAAGAAACAAGAAGATATTTCATATTTGCATTAGATCAGGATTTGGATTTCGACATAAGCGGGATAAAAGCCGCAGATGGGATGATATGGTTTCCGAGATGTTATCCTGAAAACGACACAAATGAAGCGCATATAGTCATTAATAGACAACATAGAGATAAATCAACATTTGAGACCATAGAAAAATGCATAGAGTGGGGAAAGAAAAATATTGAGGAAGATATGTTTAAGAAGTCATTTGAAATAGGAAATAAGGCACTTGAAATAACTCCGTCTATTTGGGAGGAAATGACTAAGCACATGACAAATCCCCAAAATTTCAATCAAGATGATTTCAGAATTTATGAGGATTGGACAGCGCATAATTTTCTTGATAGAGATATGCAAAGATTTGAATTGCCATATTTAAGAGCACTTAATAGAACGATTGTGGGAAAAGCTAAAAAATTTCTTGATCCTCATAATTGGAGAACCACGGGCGAAGGAAAATATTTTGAAAGTAGCATGATTAAACAAACACTTGATGAAGCTATGAAATTTGTCGGAGAACATCCAGATCCAAATTTTCGAAATATACTTCAAAAAGTTGTAGATAGGGAAGGAGCGATTTATTGGAGTAAGGCGACTTTTTACATAGGGAAAAGGTATACAGATATCATTCAATCGCTTGACGATGGTACGGCAGCCAAAAGCTCTATAGGATTCAGGGGGCCGCGTGCCATTCCGGTAAAGGATGAAGATGATAATTACTTGTGGGATGAATACAAACTCGGAAAAGGTGAAGGTGCTGAAACTGTAGAGTGTTCAAGCGTAGGAGTTGAAAGTCAATACGGAGCGGGAGTGACTAAGAATTTAGATGAGAATGAAAATATTAAAGAAATGAATATTGAAGATTACGAATACCTATTACATCATATTGCTTTTAACGATAACGATGAAGAAGAAATACATCATTGCATGCTTTATGATCATATAGCAAATCTATTTATTCAAGGTCATTTATTGATAAAAGACAATGTAGCATACATAAATGGAAAAAAAATTAATGAGGGAATATTTCACATAATTACTGGTTTAGAAGAAACACAAGATGTTTCATGGTCTGATGAAGAAGCTCAAGAAAATAACATTGATATAAAACAAATGAAATCAGGAATGACATTTAAAGAAAAAGCAAAGGAATGGTAATGATTGTTTATCCTGAAAATTGGCAAAATATAGGTAAGCCGATCAAAATTGAAAATATAGAAAAAACAATATTAACAATATTGAATGATATTAACTGTAATTCAATAGCTTTATCCGGCGGAATAGATTCAAGTTTAATTATCTATTATTTAAATAAAATTCATAAAAATATAAATGCATTTACAATTGGATTATCAAAAAATCATCCTGATATACAATACTCTAAATTAGCAGTAAATAATATACAAAAAATAAAACATTACATATATATACCGACCAAAAAAGAAATTATAAACGAACAACAAAAAAATGATTATGAGGGGGATGTGGCAGTTAGATTATTTTATAAATATGTAAAAAAATATACTGATAGAATAATAGCATGTGATGGGATTGATGAATTTATGTGCGGTTATTATGGACATCAAAAAAACCCTAATGAAAAAACATATTATAAATATATAAGAAAATTACAGGTAGAGCAATTAAAACCACTGAATAAAAATTCATTTAATGTAAAAGTATATTTGCCTTATCTCAATCAAAAACTATTAACACTATTATACCAAATCCCAATTTATGATAAAGTAGATATTAATGAAAGAAAAAAAATAATGGTAAAAATAGCTAAAGATAAATTACCAATTAAAATAATTGAAAGAAGAAAATATGGGTTTTGCGATGCATTAAAAATTAAAGGGTGACAAAGTGAAGCATAAAATAATTAATAATAAAATAATACATATCAAAGAAATAAAAGATAGTAAAACGTTCGACAAAAAAGATATTTGGAAAGCATCCGCAGCGAAGACCCACTGCAAGGGACGTGGAGGAAAATTTGAAGCCGCTAAAGATGCAGAGGATACCAAGCCGGAAAAGCTTGATGATAAAACTGGAGGAACTATGAAGTTATCACTTAAGACGATTGAGTTTGAAAGAGAAATTGATCTTGAAGATGAAGAAACCTTGAAAACATTTCAAGATGACCTTGACGATAATCTGAAAACCATTTTCGAAGAGCACGAGGAAACGGAAAAGCAGTTGAAAGAAATTAGAGAGGTTTTACCAGAGCTGGATGTTGAAAAAGCAAAAGAGCTTAAGGTAAATGCCGAAGATGGAATCGCTTACAGGAAATATCTTACAGAGCGAATAGTCAGTTTCAGTACAAGCGATTTACTCGGATTAGTAGAGAATGACGAAGTCAAAATTCAAGAACAAAAAGATATTCTCGCAAAACTCGATCTTAAGCAGTTAAGATCACAACATGACAATCTGCTTAATCAGATCAACAAGAAATATCCTGCTTATGGAATACTACCAGAAAATGTACAGGATATGAGTGTAGATGACAAAAAGAAAGATAAAGACAAGAAAATACAAGTAATTCCTGATAGTCGTTATCAGATGGATTAAGCGGAGGATAAAATGAGTAGAACGCAGTTACCAAGAGGTGGAGGAGATCGAGGACACTTTTTAGACTTTGATTGTGTTCCGACTTCAACACTAAAAGGCGAAATAGATGCTTTCATAGCGGCAGGAACTACTTTAAACGGATTAGCGGGGAAATTTCTTACGCTTTCTTTCGGTGCAAATTACGAAGTAGACTCTCCTGCGGCAGGAGCAAGAGTGGACGGAAGAATCAAAACAGTAATGGCAGATTCTGTAAATAGTACTTATAGAATATCAGGAAGATTCTGGACGTTTGCAGATGACAATGGGAATGTATATTCCGCTAAGTGCATTATCAATGTACCTTATTCTGGAGCATTAGCACTGCAAAATTCTGCGGAATGTGCAAGTACAACTACTTTTTACCAGGTTGCCGATGGCACAACGGATGGTTTTCATAATGCCGTGTTAGCCCTCGATGTACCAGCATCTAATTATTGTGATTTGATCATAGGATAAGGAGGGCATAATGAAAACTTTTGTAATCGGAAAAGAAGCGCCTTTGCGGCAAGATGGTTTCTGGGCTAAAGACTTAATGATGGACGATGGAATTTTTGGGGCAGCGGCAGAAGAAGGCAAAACCTTCAGCATGTTTATGGAAGAGCACAAAGCTAATAAGATGGGAGAAGAAAGTCCTTATCTCGGATTGACAAAGGCAGAAGTAATGGCAAAGAAGCAAGAACTAAAAGCACAAAATAAACCAGTACCATTGACAGCATTGCAAGCCTGTTATAAGCAACTTGGAATTCAGGTAACCGGTGCATTTACAGATAAGGTTGAAAAGTTTTATGCTTATTCAGATGCAGACATTATTTTCGCTGAATATTGGAGTGATGTTATTCACGCCGGATTGTTGCGAACAACGTATGTACCTGAATTTGTAATGAGTGAAACTGTTATCGATGCAGACAACTTTCACAAGCTCTACTTAGAAACCTTAGAACAGAACCGCCAATTAAAACGAGTTCAGGAATATGAGGAGTTTCCAGAAATCCAGATGTTAGTTGCTGAACAGGACATCAAAATGCAAACCTTCGGAGCTTACCTTACTATTTCGTACAAGGCAATCAAACAGCAAAGATTAAATGTTTTCAGCAAGTCCTTAGAACGGATAGGGCTTCAGATTGACATTGACAGAATGAACGATCTGGTAAGAACTCTACGGTTGGGCGACGGCAATTCTAATACACCCGCAACAACAGTTACAACAGCAACTTCAGGCACAATTGGAACCGCAGATATCATTAATTGGGCTACAGCCTTAGAGACACCCTATACAATGGATAAGTGTGTGGGAAGAAAGGCACTTCATCAGGAATATCTTGCAACACTTTCAGATTTCGACAATCCCATAGCAACATGGGGTTTTATGGGAGTTGATTTGCCGCGATTTTTTGAATGGAATATGACTTCTATACCAACCGATAATTTCATAGGTGTTGATAGCAGATATGCGATTGAACACTTGACAAATGGAGCCGTGCTCGTTGAGACTGAAAAAGTAATCCGCAAGCAATTTGAAGGGACTGCGATTTCACATGGTGATTGTTTTTCTGTTTTTGATCGTAATGCTGTGGCAATATTTGACGAAACATGGACATAAAATGAAAGGGAATCAAAATGAAAGTTTATGCTAAACAACCTCTTTATTTAACAGAGGCGGACTGGAATGCAAATGCAAAAGACCCTAAAAGTATTTCCTTTACGCCCGAAATGGTAAAAAAGAAGACTTTGCTCGATCTTCCTGAAAATGAATTTACAAGCGGGCTCGTAGGAGAGGGACTTCTTATTCTGCCACGCAGAGAGGAAAAAAAGAAAGAACCGAAAGAAGCAGAACCACCAAGAACTAACAGATCCCAGTGAGGTTAATTATGAAAAAAATAATTGCAATGATACTGTTAATAACAGTATCCGTTTATTCACAAACCGCAAGACCAGGCCGTACACCTCGTTGGGATAGACTTGTTAGTTGGATATTGAATGGACAGGAAACATTAACCTATAAATCTCTGACCAGTCCTACACTTACAGGAACTATTTCCATAACCGGATCAAGTGCACTAAACTTGGGTTCGGCTGCTTTGCCTCTTGCAATTACGACGACTCCATCTTTTACGATTCATGATTCTACTCTTTATGCTTCGACCGGATATGTGAGATCCGCTACTATTAATTTAGAACAGGACGCAGATACATGGACAAGTAAAATTGAAGCCTTTCGGGTGAATGTCGAATCAGAATATATCACAGGTGACTGGACAAATGCAATCGTGGCAAGAATTGATTACGGTACTAACGGAGACGCAAGGGGCGGTATGGTGGCGCCTTTATGTTCTGAATTAAACTATCCTGGAAAAGCTTGCGCCGGAGTTGGTGGTGCTTATTATGTGCTTGACTTAGAAATGAACTGTCCTACGAATTTTACGGTTGGAACAAATCTTAGCTATCCTAATGCATGGGTTAATTTTGGGATATGGGGCGATGCCACTGCAATCTCATCGTGGGAAGATTATGGTTTTATTTTGCGGTTCGATGGATTTACATCTGCCACCGGAAACGTGATCTATAATAATACAATACGATCACGAATATCAAGTACAAGTTGGTATATACCCCTTTCTGATGCAGAGGGTGAATATTCGTCTGCTTATCTTATCGACATAAGCAATGCAACCGATGCCTCTAATCTTACTACTGCATCTATAGCAACTGATGGAGGATTAGCAGTTACAAAACAACTTTATCTTGGCGATGACCTTGATATGTCGGTAAGCACTACAGGAGTTTATGATATTACCTTGAATGATGCTCAGGCCGATGCTCTAAGTATCGTCCGCGGCAGTACAGACATGATGGTATTTGATACGAATACACCCTTGATTACGATTACACCCGCAACTACGATAACAGGACTTCTTACAGCAAATGGTAGCGTAGCAGTCGGTGACGGTGATTATATAGGAATAACAAGCAATGAGATAATCACTTTTAATGCCGCTGGAACCATAGTTGCCTCTGGGGCGGATGTGCATGTCGGTGGAACCGCTGCTGATAATGTGGCACCTGCACTAAAAATTGTAAGCGATGCAGATTCGGACGGAGCACAAACAACATCAGAGACCATGACAATTGATCTTACGCCCAATGCAACACCAACTTCAGCCGTCTGGGATATTACATCAACTCAATCTACTGGTTACCGCGTAGATAAATCTTTTACGGTTGGTATTGCAACACCTGATGAAACAACACCGACATTGGCAGTCAGAGGCGATGCAGATAGTGACGCAGGTGGAGATACTACAGACGAATTTGCACTTACTCTAACAGCAAACGCTACCCCGACATCGGCGGTTTGGGATATAACCAGCACACAATCCGCTGGTTATAGAGTTGACAAATCTTTTACAGTTGGTTTAGCGACCCCTGACGAAACAACGCCAACCTTAGCAGTCAGAGCCGATGCAGACAGTGACGCGGATGATACTACCGATGAACTTGCGATCGTTTTGACAGCAAACGCTACTCCTACCGCTGCAACATGGGGTTTTACAAGTACTCAAAGTGCGGGTTATACCTTCGATAAGGCAATTGACGTTACGGGACTCATTACATCTTCGGTAGGTCTTGCTGTTGGCGATGAAGACTATGTCGGTGTAACCAGCAATGAGAGATTCACCTTTCAAACTGCTGGATCAATCAAGGCTTTACTTGCTAATTTAATTGTTGGCCAAGATACGCCCGATGAACATGAGCCTTATTTTGCTATACGAGCAGATGCTGATTCAGACGCAGACGATACGACTGATGAATTTAGAATTTTTCTCACAGCGAATGCCACGCCAACCGCAGCGACTTGGGGATTTACCAGTACGCAATCAGCCGGATATACATTCGATAAAGCAATAGACGTGACAGGATTGATAACTTCGTCCGTTGGATTAGCTCTTGATGATGGCGATTACGTTGGAGTAACTGCGAATGAGCGGTTTACATTTCAAACAGGCGGATCTATTACAGCCACAGGAGCCAATTTGATTGTAGGTGCTGCTGTTGCGGATGAAGTTCGGCCTACATTCTCAATAGTTGGCGATGCTGACAGTGATGGGACTGCTACATCTGAAACCTTGACGTATACATTGACCGCAAATACAGATCCAACGGCGGCGATGTGGCATCTTACTTCTACTCAAAGTGCCGGATATCGTTTCGACAAAACGCTTATTGTCGGCATAGCAACGCCAGATGAAAACGAACCATATATTTCTATTAGAGCAGATGCCGATTCGGATGCAGACGATACTACTGATGAGTTTAAAATTGCGATTACAGCAAATGCTACTCCGACTTCAGCCACTTGGGGATTTACTTCAACTCAGAGCGCAGGTTATACATTCGACAAAGCCGTAGATGTGACTGGACTTTTAACTTCTTCGGTTGGTCTTGCATTAGGTGATGGAGATTACGTAGGTGTAACGGCTAACGAGCGATTCACTTTTGCAACAGGTGGAACTATTGCCGCGGTTGGCGCTAATTTCGATATTGGCACAACCTCAGCCGATGAAGCCACTCCCGCACTTACTATTCGAGCAGATGCCGATTCCGATGCAGAGGATACAGATGAAGCGCTTACAATCGATTTGACAGCTAACTCGACTCCTACTTCGGCAGTTTGGGACGTAACTTCTACACAATCCGCCGGCTATCGATTTGATAAATCTTTTACCGTAGGACTGGCAACACCTGATGAGACCACGCCTACATTAGCCATACGAGCAGATGCTGATTCAGACGCAGACGATACAACTGATGAATTAGCAATTGTGCTTACAGCTAACGCTACACCCACAAATGCAACCTGGGGATTTACATCAACTCAATCTGCCGGCTATACTTTTGATAAAGCAATTGATGTTACAGGTCTTATTACATCTTCGACAGGATTAGCTCTTGGTGACGGAGATTATGTAGGTGTAACTGGAAATGAAATAGTTACTTTTGCAACGGGCGGAACCGTAGCGATCGAAGGTGCTAATTTTAATGTGGGTGAAACTGCTGCTGATAATGTAACGCGAACATTTAATATTATCGGTGATGCCGATTCCGATGGGGCACAGACGACTTCTGAAACACTTACAATTACACTCAATACAGATGCTACGCCTACGAATTCAACATGGGACATTACTTCAACTCAGGGAACCGGATACATTTTTGACAAAACAGTTGCTTTCACTAATATTGATGTTGATGGAACTTCCGATCTCGACAATACAGACATTGACGGCACATTTACAATGGATGGGACAGCATTTGACGTTAACAGCACCACGACCGTAACAATCGATAACACCAATACAGGTAACGGAGTTGTGATTAATGCAGCTACAAGCGGGAGTCCAGTTTCAATCGGTCATACAACCTCAGAAACAACAGTTAATGATAACTTAAACATAACTGGAACACTAAATGCAAGTGGCACCTTAACAATCGGCAATGATGTTAATGTAACAGTACCCACAAATGGCGGAAATGCCGGAGCACAAAATACTATTCAAGGTGTTCCCAAAATTGATTTACAAGGAACTGGTCAATTAGCAGGAACTGAGACAGTCGAATATATGGATGATTCTCCGTCCGGAGAATGGACAGATTCTGAAGGTAATGGCAAAGTTACATTCGCAAACGATGGAACTTACTACAAAGAAGGTTCGAATTCATTGAAAATAATATTTGCAGCAGATGCATTAGTGGAAGATGGTGCGCAATATACCACAGGTCAGCCTTACGATTGGACAACCGATGAATATGTTGGATTATGGATATATTCTGACATAGCACTCGACGCAAATGACATTGCATTTGAATATACGGACGATGGAGGCGAGCGTATTGAATTAATAGGAGCGATTACTGTCAATACATGGACATGGGTACGATTAACGTTAACAGTTACAGATAATGAAAAAGATGTTATTTCTGAATTACGAATAGTTCAAAAAGTTGACAAAGGAGCATTTAATCTTTATGTAGACGCTTTGACAAAATGGGATGCAGCAGATGCTACGGCGTTGACTAACAATCCACTTCAAGATGGTATTCTTTCCGTATTATTTCAGACATACGCCAATACGGGTACACACGAACAAACTCAAAAATCTATGTATGCAGAATGGTTTATCGATTGGGGCGCAAGTACGAGTTATTTTGTACCAATCGGAGACCAATCTGCGTATGTTGCAAATGTATTGTATGCTCACGAATAATTTATTCCTTTCATTGTGTTTAATTTCAGTAGGCAGTCTTTCGGGGCTGCCTACTGAAAGATAATAAGAAAAATAATGAAAATTAGAAAAGCAAAAAAACCTATATCAGAAAGTCAGAATGAATTAGGATTAATGCCAAAAGAACAAGAGGTAATGGATAAGCTTATGGAATGTTATAAAGCAATTATAAAATTAGATAAAGAACACCCCGATGAAATGAGAGATTTTGTTGATGGGATTCATAAAATACAAGATGTATTAGCTGTCAGGATAGTAAGGCGAATGTATCCAAAGGGATGGCCTACATATAAATTATAATTTAAATATAATAAGAAAAATAAAGGAATAAGAATGAAAAACATAAACATAGCAATGATAACAAAACACAATTGTACCAGAGTTACCAAAGAAGCGGCTGTATTAAATAGACTCGGATATAATGTTCATTTACTCACAGAACGTCTGGCCGATTTAGATAATTACAAAACATATCACTATTGGGATTCGCCGGAATCGTTGCGAGAACTTGTCAAGGTATTAAAGAATATTGATATCTGGCACGTACACAACCAACCTGATTGGATGGTATCAGTTGTAAGGGAGGCATTACCTAAAAGCAAAATAGTTTTCGATTGTCACGATTCCCTGTATTGGATCAAAGGACATAAAAAAGTTGAAGGCACGGGGGAGCAAATAAAATGGTATCAAGAAGAAATCGCCGTACAATGTTCGGATGGATTTGTAGTACCTTCCGATCCCTGCAAAGAAGAACTCAAAACACGAACTAAAAAAAGCATAAAAGTATTGCCTCCTGCCTGTCCATCGTGGTGGTATATAAATAAAGATTGGGATTTTAGGGGAGGGGCTGTAATAGAGGGGGGGCTTGCAATAAGTAATATGTTGCAAACTAATTACTGGAAAGATTATACTTATTTGTTAAATCAACTAAAAGAAAAATGCGATGTATATGTATATTCGCCATCATTAACACAGGAACTTGACGATCCATTAATGAAACATTATTGGCCTTTGGTAGCAGATTTGAAAAATATGAATTACAACGATTTGATCCAAGAGATGGGAAAGCACTCCTGGAATATAGTAGGCAATATTCAAAAAAACGGTATTTATGCAGGTAAGTTCAGTATGCATAATAAATTTTTCGACGCGCTTGCCGCAGGAATTCCAAGTGTTATTTTTGGAGTTGAAGAAGTTGCAAAGCTTGTAAAAAAATATAATATGGGTCTAATATGTAATAATGTAGATGATTTCATTAAAAAATGGGATTTGCATATAGAAAAAAGAAGAAATGTATTAATGAGACGCAATGAGTTGTCAATGGAAAAATTTATCGGAAGCTTACTTGAACTATATGGGAATGTTCTCTATGGGAATTGAATTAAAATCAAGCGATTATGACAATCTTTATAATCGATTAGAAGTATACGATAGACACTATACTGAATCACCCTATTATAGACTGTGGCAATATCTTATAAGTTATATTCCCAAAGATAGCCAAATAGTAGATTTGGGGTGCGGAACGGGCCAGGTTGCAGAGATGCTTTCAGATCTGAAATATAAAAATTATCTCGGGATTGACTTTTCTGAAGTAGCAATTCAAAAAGCAAAAAAGAGACTTGAAAATACAGATTATGTATTTATGAAAGCAGATTTAAAAACATGCCCGATTCCGAAAGCAGATTATTATTTGATAATTGAAGTCTTGGAACATATAGGAAATGAATTAGAACTCATAGGAAAATTAACTGGAAATATAATAGCATCCGTACCCGATTATGACAGTATGGGGCATGTGAGACTATTCAATAATTTGGCAGAGGTAAGAAGAAGATATGAGAATGTTATGGATATAACACAATTAGGCAGAATAAAAATAAATTATGGTACGATTTATTTTATTATAGGTAATAGAGATGGCAACAAACGTTACGGCGAGTGAAGTACGATATACTGGGAATCTAAACGCTACAGCTTATCCAGACGCAAGAATAGCCTCTGCGGCTTTCATTCCAGTGGGGGATGGTTGGCTGAATAACATCCTTTCCAATAATGGATATGATACATTGGCAGAATTAACAACAG